ATTTCAAAGAGCTGGTATTAAAGACCACGGAGGCGGCGGACATTGTTGTGCGTGTTTCCAATATCGGAGCTATTTTGAGCAGCCTTACCACCCTGCTTGATTACAGCGATTTGAAGCTGAACGGCAGCGCACACAATATCATTCCCGGAGAGGACGACGTACCTATCGTTGGGGAGGTGGTTATTGAATGAGGTTCTATGAGAAGCAGTTCGAGAACAACTTCGAGGAGCTGATAACCTACTACCCACGATTTTACCGGGACGTGTACGAAATGGCGGAAATCCTAAAGGCAAACGGCAGGGTATTTGACCGAATGGAGGGAGACATCGAGCAGACGTACCTCAACTGTTTTATCGAGTACGCCGACGAGGAGACAATCAAAAAACTGGAAGATTTTCTTGATATAAGACTTAACAAGAGTAGGACGCTTGAGGAGCGCAGGAGGCTCGTTAAGTCTTATTTTATTGGCTTCGGAAAAGTCTCCGCCACCATGCTCAAGGAAATGATACAGAGCTACACCGGCGCAGAGGTTGAGTGCAAACTTGAACCATTCGACGAGGCCGGAAACAATATGCTCTACCTCAATTTCCAGAGAGGCAAGGAACCGACACTCTACATGAGTGACATCAACCTGCTTCTCTCGAAGAAAATACCGGCCCATATCAAGTGGAGGGCGGCGTTCACATACCGTTTTCCTATTGGCATTGGGAAGCGCAGGACGCACTACCCGTGTTCCTATGAGTTTTGCGGAACAAAGCCGGAGCCGGTTCTGGTTGCTTCTGCACATGGCATTGAGACGGTCACAGCACCCGGAGCCACCAATGCAGTTATGGCCTATAAGAACAGCAGCGAGGGCGGCGTAACGCCGGAGGCAGGAACTACGCCGAACATTTCCACCCTTGCACACAATGACGCAATTAACGCCGCAACAGAGGCAGCAGTGACCTCCTGCGGCGTTGATTATATCCCGTGTGGGACTATTTACACATCACAGTAAGGAGGCAGCGCAATGGCATTTTGGACAGATGTTTTCTTGAACAAAGTTCGACAGGACTGGCTCAAGAGGATTGTGAAAATCCAGTATTACGCCGGAGGGGTCTGGTATGACGCAATGATTACCAATAAGACCATTGAGGGCGACACGCTGAAAATCACAAGCCAGACAACAGACAGCAAAGCCCTTGTTGTAACCAGCGTAAGGCTGATTGACACGGGCGGAGACGTAGCCGGGCAGATTTCGGAGAGTATCACGAAACTTGATACGCAGGGCGTTATCACCCTTTGGGAGTTTCCACTCTACGAGATTACCAGCACACAGTAAGGAGGTGAAGAACAGATGTATAGCAATTTACAGTGGCTCGACCATGCAGTGACACCAGACCGCACATTCAAAATGCAGACCAACAGCGACGGAACGGTGACACTCACACCGGCGGGCAAAGTTATCCAGCAGGGAACGAACATGAGTGCGGCCAACTTCAACAACATGGAAATGGGGCTGACCGACCATGACCTCGCCGTGAAGATTTTTATTATGGCCCTTAGACAGATTGAGAGCCGCACGACGGACAGCGAGGCAGACATCGACGAGCTGGCAGCGGATATTCTGGCAGAGGTTACGCCGGAGGAGCAGACCGTAACACTGACAAATGGGGCGAGATACCCGTTCAACAGCAGCAGCAAGAGTGTGAGCCTCAAGGCGAACCGCAAGACCAAAAACTACACGGTGGAATATGAGGTAAGCAGCTCTGACGGCAACGTGGGAGAAATTGTTGTAGGCAGCAAGGCTCTCAATGGCTTCTCTATGTCGTTCACCGGCAGCGCAAAGACCGTAACCGTAAAACTGAAAATCAGAGGAGGAATTATCGCATGAAAGTAATTGAGATTAACGAGGGTTCAAAAATCCCTTATGAAGTGAGCAAGACAAAGATTTGCTTTGACGACGACCTCACAATCAACCTTGCAAAGAGACAGGAGGACTGGCCGGTACACATCGACATTCTCACCGACGGGGACGGTGTTCTTGTAACCGGCGCAGAGAGCGGGAACTACTATGTGGCGCAGATTGACATTCCG